GGTGGGTGGGTAGCTGTGCCCCTGCACCGTCTGTCGTGTCCGGTAGAGCGTCTGAGGGGCTGTGCAGGGCGTGAGGGTGTCCAGGGTAGCCCCGCACCACCTCCGGCAGCTTGCGCCGCTCCTGCGCCCCTGTGGAGGTCGTGAGCGTGTGCTGCGTGGCTGTGGGTGTCTCTGTCCACCCCTGCGGCGATCCCTGCCCCTGTGTGCGCTCTGGGTGGCCCTGGGTGCATCCTGTCGGCGTGGGTGATGCTCTGCCCCTCCTCTCCCTCTGGGCATGTTGTCGCGCTCCCTGGGCCTCCTCTGGCCTCCTCCGATCTCCTCCAGGGCTGGCGCTGGCTGTCTCTCTCTGACGTACACTTGTCTCCCACATACATACACACTATATGTTGTGGCATCCATGACATGAATCACCATATCTTGTGATATGGCATGGTACACACTATATGTTGTGGTGACGTTGGATGTAACCACAAGATCTAGACCGTATTGCAAAAGATTACAAGTCGGTCTGTTAGCACTCTCCCGCCATGAGTGCTAATATTCATTCCTTTATGCATTTCATCCGCTAAAATATCGCGTTATTGCTACAAACACGCAATCAAAAATGAATAATGCTATCAAAAACAGCGTGAAAAGTGAATAAACCTTGCATTTCGGCTGATAAACCTACCTACCCGAGGGGTATATAGGAAAGCGTCCAGGGGCGGGGGGTTAGTCCCCCAAATACCCGCCACAGCAAAAAAGCCATTGTAAGCATAGTGAGAGCGCCCACAGCAGCAAAAAACCCTATCTTCTCCAGCAGTTATCGCAATAGTGTAATTACTGGAGCAAATAGAGCGAAGACAGCAGCGATGATCTCAAAAATTCTCCAAAGTGCAAAAAGGGCAGGTGAAATGCAGACCCAAAGTGCAATTTTGGCACGTAAGGGCGCGAAGCAGCTGGAGTCAAAAACGACCGAAACCACCAAAACGACCCTGTTTTCCTAACCTTTTTTTACGGGCTAAAATGAAATCGAAAAGTTATACTAAATTTACGGTGGTTTGGGTCGTACCAATAATTTCCAGCCGCTTTTATATAGAATTAGATACACAAAAACACTTAAAAAGAAGAAAAAGAACAAGAAATATAAGAAAAAAGTTGACCACCGAAAAACCACCCAACCGACCACCCTACAAAAATTTGAAGTAATTTGGGTGGTCGAATATGAACAAACTGTTAAAACTCCGGGATTTTGGAGACAGTTTGGACATTGTAGCGGTGCGATTATAAATGTAGTATTGATGCGTAGGAAGGAGGTCGGTATGGCAAGTGAAGAAGATGCCGACATTGTTTAGGCGAAACGCTGGAGCGAAGATAAAGGCGTTTAACGAGGTAACGCCTGGGTGCGAGTGGGTAACTGCCGGAGAGGGCGTAGCCACGGAGAAGGTTGACGGAGCGGCTTGCGCGATCATTAACGGCGAACTCTACAGGCGGTATGACGCGAACCCGAAGAAGGGGCGCAAAGCCCCGGTCGAGGGGATACCTTGCCAAGATGCGCCAGACCCGGTTTCCGGGCATTGGCCTTTTTGGGTGAGGGTGATTGACGGTGTGAAGAGTGACCAATACTTTACGCGCGCGTTCCTTAACACGCCGTGGTGCAGAGAGGGTGGCACTTATGAGGCCGTAGGAAAGCACTTTCAAGGCAATCCCTATGAACTGGACGATGATTTCCTTGAGAAGCATGGGCGCATTGTGCTGAAAGATTGTCCGAGAGATTATTGGGGCATCATGCAGTATCTTGAGGATCATGAGATCGAGGGAGTTGTGTTCCATCGCGGCAACGGCGAGATGTGTAAGATTAAACGAAGCGACTTTGGCATCATGTGGCCTACAGGTGGGGAAAATGGGAAGAAATTGTAAAGACGAAACTGGCAATAGGTATGGGAGGCTTACTGTTATTGAGCGCGCTCCTGTTACAGACAAGAAGGGTAGGGCTTACTGGAGATGCGTCTGCGATTGCGGCAACGAGAGAATTGTCGTTGGGGAAAGTTTGAGACATGGAAACACAAAGTCTTGCGGTTGCTTGCGAAGGGAAAAGCTGGCAGAGCCGCGCAAGATCAGAGGCCGTGCGAAGAAGAAGGATGAAACCGGGAACAGATACGGTCGGCTTTTGGTCATTCGCAGATCTTCTTCGTCACGCGCTGGTTCTAAATGGCTTTGTAAGTGCGATTGCGGGAAGTACACGGAGGTTTATGGCTGCGCGCTTAGAAGCGGGAACACGACCAGCTGCGGGTGCTATAGGCGAGAGAGGCAAGCCTTGGCGCGTGGAAGTAATGAAAAACAGGAGGTGTCTGAATGATCGGTGCAATAATCGCCAGCTTTTTGCTCGGCTACATCCTCGCAAGCATCTTTCGCGTTGGGAGGGAATCGGACGATGAGTGAATACATCGAACGCAAGGCGGTACTGCGTAGAATGCAGAAAATAGCAACCGAAGCGTGGAAAATGCGAATCAAAGCGAATGTCGAAACTGTATGGAATGAGGCGCAGGATGTCTTGCGGTTTTTTCCCGCCGCTGATGTGCGGCCTGTCCCGGATGGCGGTATAGGGGAAATGAGCGACGGCTACCACACGTTCAACGGCTTGTACTACCAGCGCATGGTGCTGTTCGCCGCACTCGTCAATGCTCATAAAGACAAAGCGTGGAAGTCATGGAAGCATGAGGATGGGGAACTGTGCTTCGGCGGCGGGTGGTTTATCGTTGGCATTGATACCCCGCAAGGCAGTTACACCTACCACTATGAAGCAAAGGACTTTGATTTATTCGATTGCGAGGAACTGCCCGTGGCGAAGCATTGGGATGGGCATACAGAGGAAGATGTAACCCGTCTGCTGTCACTTGATGTGCGGCCTGTTGGCTCGACTACTCGACTATCTGAAACAGGAGGCTACCAATGATTAACTGCCAAATCTGCGAACACAATCCCACGGGAGAACGGTGTGAACTATTCGGGCGAGTCATCGGTATGCACGGATGTTCGTCCGGTGTGGAACGAAAGCCGCGCAATCGCTTTGAAATGCTCAAGAGTTTGAGCATGGAAGAAATGGCGTGGGAACTCTGCCGTATTTGTCGGATGCCGTTTTACAAGGATGACAGCGAGATTGACGAATACGAAGTCGATTGTTGGGCTAAGTGGCTCAAGGAGGCGATTGCTGACGGCTAATTATGCTGAATTGATACCGAAGCTGATAGCAAGGGATGATCCTTATGCCCTTGCTGACGCTTTTGATTTGTGCCGGGAGTTAGAGATGGACGGCGCGGTTCATGTTGAGGGGCGAGGTAGGCGTGACCACGGCACAACGGTATACGATGACGATAACTTCACACGCGCACATGAATACAACAAGAAACTTCGCGTGGCGGCGCACAAGATGGTGCGGGATGGTGTAGATGCGGATAACATGATTGATCTGTACTACAAGTCGCATCTGTTTGATGCTCCGCACTTCTTCGACAGCTTCTGTATCTATATTGAAAAGGACAGAGCGCCGGAGAAGCAGTTCTATCTGCCGAGGCGTAAGCAGTTACTCCCGTGCGCTGAGTCTCTGCAAGATCTTGAGGATGGAAAGATAGAGTTGCTTGGGATCTCTGAGCCTCCGGGCGTTGGCAAGACTACATTAGCTGAGTTCTTCCTTGCATGGACGGTAGGCCGCAATCCGTTTTTGCCAAACCTTGTCGGATCTCACAATAATTCGTTCTTGGGCGGTATGTACGGAGAGATGCTCCGCATCCTTGACCCAATAGGGGAGTATAAGTGGAGCGATGTGTTCCCCGGACTTGGAATCATAGCCACGAACGCTAAAGACATGATGATCGGCGTTGGCTACGACAAGTCCGAGGATATGCGGTTCAAGACGCTTGAGTTCTCTTCTATCGGCAGCGGAAACGCTGGCAAGGTTCGCGCTATGAACATCTTGTATTGCGATGACCTTGTGGATGGCATTGAGACAGCCATGTCTATCGACCGTTTGGACAAACTGTGGCAGATGTACCACACAGACCTTCGGCAGCGCAAGGTTGGTACACGCGCAAAGGAGTTGCACATAGCCACCCGTTGGAGTCTGCATGATGTTCTTGGGCGGCTTGAACGCGAATATGACGGAGATCCTACTGCGCGGTTCATCCGCTTTCCGGCTCTGGACGAGAATGATGAGAGCAACTTCGACTATCCGTATGGACTTGGATACACTACGGAAGCCCTTCACAAACAACGTGACATTATGGATGACGCATCGTGGAGAGCCTTGTACATGAATCAGCCAATCGAGAGAGAGGCAACTTTGTTCAGCGCAGACGAGTTGCAATACTTCTCCGAGTTGCCAGACAGAGAGCCGGATAACATCATTGCTGTTTGCGACACGAAGGAACAGGGCGCTGACTATTGCGCTATGCCCGTGCTTTATCAATATGGAGATATGTTCTATATCAACTCGTTCGTTTGCGACAACGGGAAGGTTGAAAGCATCCAGCCGAAAGTGGCGCAACGCCTTGTTGACGAGAAGGTCAAAATGTGCCAAATAGAGTCCAACCGAGGCGGCACATTGTTCGCGCAAACGGTTAAGGATAAGGTAAAGGAACTTGGCGGTTTTACTTCCATCACCACAAAGTGGACGCAATCGAACAAGAACACGCGCATAGTCGCAAACAGCGCCTGGGCGAAGAGTCACTTCTACTTCCGAGATCCTAAAGACCCGTCAACAAGCAAGGAATACCGGGACGCAATGAATCAGCTTTACGCTTATTCGATGGTAGGCAAAGTGCCTCACGATGATGTAGCGGATGTGCTTTCCCTTACCGTTGAGTACATTTTGAATTACATGGGTCAAAAGGCAATCATCATGCGCCGCCCGTTTTAACGACAGATTGTGCATTAGATTGTACTAACACGCTAAATGTGGTAGTGTCCCTCTGATAAAAAGACTTTCTTCTTTTTTTCACCTCCTTTTCATTGGGGCAGACGAGGGAAATCCTCCGAGCGACCGTGGTCAATGCCCAAAAGAACTGGCCTGTGCGCTTTCTCCTCCTTTCACGCACAGAGCGCCTAACGAGTATAAGAAGTCCCGGCATGGAGTGGCTACCTAAACCGGGCATATTATAGACGATTGGTGTAATGGAAGCACGATAGGCTTTGAACCTATAGGCGGTGGATCGAAACCATCATTGTCTGCCACAAAGTAGGACATAGCGTCCAAGGGATAGACACGGCAACATTATCGCGGGGTGGGGCGGTTGTCGATGGAGAGTAGTATTTGAAAGCAATTCGTGCAGATTTATCTGCTGACCTCAAGTCTATAGAGCTGCTTGTTCTTGCGGATCACCACTATGCTGACCCGAACTCAGATCACCAAGCTATACGCAGAGATATTGACTATATAAACAGCCATGACAATGCGTACTGTGTTCTTGGCGGTGACTTGATGGATTGCGCGCTAAAGTCCAGCTTGGGCGATGCGTACACGAATCTTTCCCCGATGCAAGAACTGTCTGCTTGCATGGAGTTGTTTGCTCCGCTTGCCAAGAAGGGAAAAGTAATTGGCGGCGTTGGCGGCAATCACGAAGCCCGTCATTATCGAACTAACGGAATCGATATGACTCGGTTGCTGTTTAGGCAGTTGCAAATCGAGCATCTGTATTCCCAAGATACGGCGTTGATTTTCTTGCGGTTTGGTGAAGATGTAGGCAACAAAAACCATCACCGTCCTGTCTTATATACCATATACCTTACGCACGGAAGCGGCGGCGGTCGAAAAGAGGGCGGCAAGATTCAGCGGCTTGCCGACTACGCGCAAATAGTTGATGCAGATTGTTATATTTGCAATCACACGCATCTCCCGGCGAGTTTCAAGACAGGCTTTGCGAGGCCGTCTGCGGCGAACAGTTCCATTACATACTGCACAAAGTTGTTTGTGAACGGTTCTGCGAAGCTGAAATATGGTGGATACGGAGATGTTGGTGGATACAAACCGCCGTGTTTAGATACTCCGCGCATCATATTCAGCGGGGAGAGAAAAGAAATGAGGGCGTTGATTTGATGCCAAAAGCGGTCATTGAGGCTGTCCAACGCATTGTCGCTATGGGCAGAGAAGCCATTGTGAAGAAAGAGCGCGGCAAGTGGGTCGTGCTCGAACAAGGCAAGAGGCTTGTTTATAAAGAGCCGTAATTTGTCCCAATAGCGGAATGGTATACGCAACCGCCTCAAAAGCGGATGCCGAAAGGCGTGTAGATTCGACTCCTACTTGGGACACCATTATGCGGCGTGATGACGGACGGCTTCGTCACCAGTCTTGAAAACTGAGGGCATCGAAAGATGTGGGGATCGACACCTCCGCGCCGCGCCATTTACATATATGCGCTCATGGTAGTCTGACCGTGAGCAGAGTCAACTGGGACTATTCCTTTGGGAGTAGTCTCTTTTTTATTTCTGAGGTGAAGAGTTTGGACGAACTGACAACTAAATCCCCGGTTATCCGAAACGATATGTTTGGGCGGCTGGACATCTACGCCTCCTACGATGATATCAACGAGGGAAACCTGATTGCGGAACTGAACTCCGCTCTGGTTTATCACATCCAGAATATGCTCCAGGAGGAGTTCCTGTACTGGTATACCCGTGGTGTGCAGCCGATTCTGAATCGCCGCAAGGAAGTCCGCGAGGACATTCTGAATATTGTCCAGGTGAACATGGCTACCGAAGTGGTGGATTTCAAGAATGGTTATCTGCTCCAGAAGCCGTGCGCTTATGTGGCGAGACGCAAGGGCGTTCAGACGAAAGTCAAGAAGCTGAACGAGTATCTTCACCGCTCTGGCAAGGCTGATGCCGATAACAAGGTAGCGGACTGGTTTCACAGGGTCGGCAAGGGCGTTCTGTTTGTAGAGCCTACGGATGACAGCGATGTCCCGTTTGCGACCTACGCGCTCGACCCTCGCTCTGCGTTCGTAGTGTATTCCCTTCGCCCCGGCAACAAGCCTGTGATGGGCGTGAACATGGTCACGGTGGACGGTGTTGCTAAGTTTGATGTTTTCACCGAGAAGATGGTGTACCACCTCTCCGGCACGGTCGTTGGCAAGATGATCTCCACGGAGAAGAACAACGACTTCCTCGCTACGGCTACCACGCTCGATTACTCCGAGCCTAACGTGCTTGGGTACATCCCCATCATCGAGTATCGCTACAACAGCATCAACACCTCTGCCTTTGAGTTGGCTATCCCGCTTATTGACGAGCTTTCCAACCTCACTTCCAACGCTTGTGACGGCGTGGAACAGTTCATTCAGAGCCTCGCAATTGCTGTGAACTGCGAGTTCCCGGAAGATACCACCATCACCGACATCCGCAAGGCTGGCATGATTGCGCTTCGATCTATCGGGGAGAACAAGGCCGACTTCAAGGTGCTGTCTGAACAGCTTGACCAGAGCCAGACGAAGGTGCTGACGGACACGTTGGAAGACAAGATCCTCCGCATCTGCGCTATGCCAAGCCGCAACAATGGCGGTTCTGCGTATGACACTACAGGGGCGGCTATCCTTGCAAGCTATGGCTGGTATCAAGCCGACTGCTGCGCGAGGAACACGAAGGACTTGTTCTATGAGTCCAACCGTCAGTTTGACCGCATCATCGTTGAGATCCTTCGCCGCAAGGGTCTGTTGGACATTGACCTCAATGACTTTGAGCTGAACTTCCCCGCTGGCGAGACTGCGAATATTCAGTCCAAGGCACAGGCGTTCCAGACGCTTATGGCGGCTGGCTTCCATCCTGAGTTGGCGGCTGAGAAGTCCGGCATTTCATCTGACCCTGTTAAGGACATGAAGATGTCTGAGGATTATCTGAGGATGATCTGGGGAGATCCAGCGGCTGTGGACAAGGCTGAGCAGACCGATGGCGGTCAGGGCGAGGCTGAGATTGTCGAGTCCGACAACGACAACGGCGAAAACGACACGGGCGGTGCTGTCTGATGGCAAGCGTTCTGCCGTTCGATGAACTGAACCGCTTTAATACAGAAATCCGTGAGAGATTCGGCAAAGAAAGCCTCCAAAAACGTGATGAGGAAGACATCCTCGATATGTTCCTCGATCTCTTCCTCCTCGCATATGCGATGGGCAACTCCGTTACGAACAACAATCTTATGTCCGACTACGCACCGTCTGTGGACGATGTGATGAAAGTCGTGGACGCAAAGGTGGCTGGGAAGACTTGGAGAGAGCGAGTCGAGGATTACTTCGCAAATGGCGGCACAGGGGAAGACCTCGCAAGGATTGCCGATACGGAGACGCACCGCATTGCCAATACTGCGGCGTTCGACACGGCAAAGTACGCCGGAGCGAAGAACAAGACATGGGTCACGATGGCAGATGAGCGCGTGAGGGACACGCACTCTTATCTGGAAAACATGACCGTTGGCATTGACGAAGACTTCTACACCTATGACGGGGATCACGCATCTGCTCCCGGCCTGTTTGAAATGGCAGAGAACAATATTAATTGCAGATGTGAACTTTTGTTCAGTTGAGTGAGGTGAAAACAATGAGTGACATTGTGGTTGTCGCTATCATTACCGGGATTTGTTCCGTAATCGGACAGTGGCTCATTTCACGAAACGCGAACGAAAAACGGAAAGTGGACGATGCTGTGAGGGATGCCAGACTTGATGACAGGCTTGCCGGGGTCGAGAAGAGGCTTGATGAGCATAACAACTATGCTTCGAAATTTTCTGAGATTCAGACTGACATCGCAGTCATTAAGAACGACATCAAGACTTTGTATAAGGAGAGAGCATAATGAAACTGCCGGATAAAGTTTATCTGATTCTCAAGTGGCTGGTGCTTATCTGCATCCCCGCTTGCACGACTGCCTTTGTTGGCCTCGACAAGATTTTTGGCTGGGGCTATGGCGAAATCGTAGCACAGGTGTCTGCCATCCTCTGCACTCTGATTGGCACTTTGGTTGGCATCAGCACTGCAACGTATTACCAGAATAAGTAAGTGTAAGCAAACAGCTTTCACATATAAGTCAGGGAAGACTCTAATCGCACGAAACAGACAGGGAAGTCTTAAATCGCAACTTTATAGTCAGGGAAGACTTTAATCGCAAGGAGAAAGACATGGCAAAGATTACTACTCGCATCGAAGGGTATGCGGACATGACCGCAGAGGAGAAGCTGAAAGCCCTTGAGGAACTGGAAATTGAGGTCCCGAAGGATAACAGCGAGGAAGTCACGAAGCTGAAGACCGCCCTGTCCAATGCCAACTCTCAGGCTGCGGAATGGAAACGGCAATTTCGTGAGAAGCAGACTGAGGCTGAACGCGCAGAGGCCGAGAGAGCCGAGCGTGAGAAGGCCGTAGAGGACGAACTGCGGACGCTCCGCAGAGACAAGACCGTGAGCGGGTATCTCGCACAATGTCTTGCTCTTGGGTATGACAAGGATCTCGCACTCCGGGCGGCAGAGGCTATGGCTGACAACGATGCCGCCGCAATCATGGCGTGTCAGCAAGATTTTCTGGAGGCAAAGCAAAAGGAACTGGAAGCGGCTGCGCTTAACAAACAGCCCACCCTGACTCCCGGCGCTCCTCCAACGGCGAAACAGGCTGAACAGGATGAAGTAAACAAGATGCGTCATTACTTCGGTCTGCCGCCTATCAAATAATAAGAAGGAGGCCATACAATGGCTACTACTGTTACCGCCCCTGTGGGCAACACCATTGCTCTGGCAGAAAAGTATCTGCCTATTCTGGACGAAATCTATAAGGTTGGCTCTCGCTCTGCTATCCTCGATACCGCTGCCGAGCGCGTCCGTTGGGAAGGCGCTAAGAAGGCTTATCTGTTCAACACCGCTATGGTCGGCCTCGCTGGCTATGACCGCAACGCTGGCTTCGTTCCCGGCGATGTGAATACTGGCTGGGATGACTATGAGATCACTCAGGATCGCGGTCGTTCCTTCATGGTTGACACTATGGACAATGACGAGACTCTGGGCATGGCTTTCGGCACTCTGGTCGGTGAGTTTGAGCGCACTCAGGTCATCCCCGAACTGGATGCCTACCGCTTCGCCAAGTACGCTGGCGCTGCTGCCACTTCTCAGATTAAGACCGAGACTCCCACTGCGGCTACCATCCTTGGCCTGATCGATGACGCTACCGCCGCTCTGGACGATGCCGAAGTCCCCTACGAGGGTCGTATCCTGTTCGTGAACCCCACCACCTATAAGTTCATCAAGGGCGGCGTGACCCGCATGGTCATGAACCGTGACGATGATGTGAACTACAACGTGGAGATGTTCAACGATATGCAAGTCATCACCGTCCCCTCTGGTCGGTTCAACACCGCTGTCACCATCAACGCCCCCACCACCTCCGCTGGCACTGGCGGCTACACCGCCACGGGCGATGCCATCAACTACATGATCGTGCATCCCTCTGCTGTCCTCCAGGTCGTGAAGCATCAGATCCCCCGTATCTTCTCTCCCGAAGTCAATCAGGAGGCCGATGCCTGGAAGTTCGACTATCGTGTGTACCACGACTGCTGGGTCAAGGATCAGAAGACCAACGGCATCTACGTTTCCCACGCCTAAGATGGCGGTTCGGAAGAATCCCGATGGCAGCGTGACTGTGGGCATCCTCAAAGAAGAGAAGCCCGAAGTCAAGTCTGAGAAGCCGAAACGGGCGGCTAAACCTAAAGAAAAGGGAGAGGCTTAAAAACCTCTCCCCTCCGTAAAGGACTGACAACTATGACGGATGCTCAAAAGCTGATAACTGTACAAACGCTTATCGAAGACGGCAGCGGTTATATGCCGAGTGACGAGACGCTGAACACTTACATCCAAGTGGCGGGGAACGAGATCCTTGCGTGGATGTATCACCTTGTGGGCGGCGTTCCCGAAGATGTGACGGAAGTTCCGAGCCGCTATGAGGGCATCCAGATTTACGCTGTTGTGGTCGGATGGACTCATGCGGGGGCAGAAGGTGAAGCCGCGCACATCGAGAACGGTGTTCATCGTGACTTCAAGTATTCCGATATGCTCGACTATATCCACAACAATGTACTGCCGTATGTGAGAGTGGGTGCTATCGGTTGAGAACTGTTAAGCGCAACAAGCGCCCCGTAGCGTATGCGTTCTATGATGGCGTGACTGAGTTGCTTGACGATGACGGCAACTACACAGGCGAGTATGAGGTTAGCTACACCGAGCCTGTTAAGACGCTCATGAATGTGTCCGGCGGCAGAGGGCAAGCTGACATCGCCCTGTTTGGACTCACGCAGACCTTTGCGCGGACGGCAACCACGGAAGACCTCAGGACTCCGTTCAACACGCAGACTGTGTTCTGGGTTGAGACAGATCCAGACACCGAGCCATTTGATTATCGTGTCGTAGCTGTGTCTCGCACGATTAACCAAGTGGTGCTTGCTCTGGCAGAGGTCGAGACGGATGAAGACCATAACGATTGAACTCTCAAAAGAGTCTTGCAACAAGGCTTTGAAGGAACTGGAGAAATACCAGAAGGAAATCAAGCCGAAGTTGGATGAGGTCTGCAAGCGGATTGCCGAGGCTGGCAGAGACGAAGCACTGTCCATTATCAACGGCATTCGACTCCAAGAAGGGAACGCCGCTGAGAGAGTAGATATTGTCAAGATCGACAACGGCTACAAGCTCGTCATGGAGGGCGCGGATGTCTACTTCATCGAGTTTGGTACTGGTGACGGCGTAAGCGCACACTATGATACTTCCGTGCCTGTCGCATGGGGTTCGTGGTCTGCGGAACATAGTCAAATGCTTTTCACGAAGGGCTTTTGGTACTACGACCATGTGCGCTACACAGGCACTCCCGCTTATATGCCTATGTACTACGCAGAGAAGAAGATGCGAGAGGAAATGCCACGCATCGTTAAGGAGGTATTCGGATGACATATAGCCGCAACGCGATTTACACGCAAATTGTAAATGCAATCAGAGCGGGATATCCGAATGCCTACTGCACTTCCCGCATGGTGGCATCTCCGGCAAAGTTCCCCGCTATCCTCATCCATGAGATTGACAATTTTAGACCGCTTCAAAACACGCAATTGGACTTTGAAGATGCCCAGTACGAAAGTGTTTTTGAGATTCAAGTTGTCAGCAACAAAGCGAATACAGCCGCAACGGAGGCATACAACATTATGTCTTTCGCTGATGCGGTGCTTAGTGGATTGTATTATCGTAGATTTTCTCAGACGAATATCGACCGTGGTGATACATTCACGCTCATTGCTCGTTACCGCAGAGTAATTGGCGGTGGCGATACGATGCCTACTATTTAATATAAGGAGAATGCATAATGGCTGCTAATGCTGTTTCTACCGCAGGGATGCTCGTCAAGTATGCCGTAGAAGCTACTGCTGGCACTCGCCCCACTTCGGGATTTACGACCATTCCCGGCGTTAAAGCCATCCCCGCAATCTTCAACGACCCGAATATGCTCCAGTCCACTCCTCTGAGCGCGACTAAGAACCATACCTATATTCGCGGCCTTGACGATTCCGGCGGTTCTATCCAGCTCACCGTGAACGACTACGCGGCTTTCCGCACTGCTTGGGAGGATTGCGTTTCCGCTTATGCGGCTCTGACGGGTGACAAGAAGATGTGGTTTGAGATCGCCTACCAGGACGGCTCTGACCTCGACAGCTTCTACTTCCCCGGTGAGCCTCTGCCTCTGGGCTTTGGCGGCGCTGATGTTGACGCTGTGCTTGAGAACAACATGAACATCGCCCCTCAGGGTGACTACGAATTCGCGGCTGCGTCCACCTAATGACGCGCAAGAAATAAGGGGCGGCAAACAACCGCCCCAAACTTGTATAAGGAGTAAGAGATGAGTATTGCGAAGAGTGTTGAGAGAGTGAAGCCGATGGTGATTACCGACCCGGACGAAGGGCGCGAGTACACCTTGGAATACAATCGCCGCACGGTGGCGAAAGCGGAACAGGCCGGGTTGAATGTCAATCAAATTGAAGAAAAGACCATGACCATGACACCCATCCTGTTTTGGGGTGCGTTTCTGATGCATCATCCGCAGATTACCCGTGAGCAGACGGACAAGATCCTGTTTGACGGTCTGCACGGGCTGAGTGGTGACGAACTTGCCTATCTCGGCAAACTTTATGCCGAGCCGTTCAAGACGCTCATCGCAAGCGAGGATGAAAGCGCAAACCCTCGCAAACTGGCGGTAAAGTTCTGACGGGGAAATCCGCAGAGCCGCCGCCCACATACGAAGAGGTTTTTGAGGAGGCTTTTCCGCAGTATTTAGTGATGGGTATGACACCAGAGCAGTATTGGGAAGAGTCTCCTTATTTGGCTGTTGCATATCGCAAAGCATATCGTTTGAAACGAGAGACAGACAACGAGCAAGCATGGTTGCAAGGTTTGTATGTTTTTGATGCCTTTGCCGTGGTTTTAGCCAACGCTTTTGCGAAAAGCGGGTCAAGGAAGCAGAAATATATCGAAAGGCCGATTGATATTTTTCCGCTTACTGAACGCGAGAAAAAGCGTAGGGAGAACGAAGAGAACGCGAAAATGCAAGAGGCTATGGAAGCTATGGTGCGTGAGCAACGGCGAAAGAAGAAATCAAAGGGTGATTAAATGGCAGACACGCTTGAAAGCCTTGAAATAGAAGTAAAACATAACGCATCTGGCGCGGCTGGCAGTATTCAAGAAGTTGCAGATTCTGTAAGGAGACTTGGAGCGGCACTTGATGCGGCTCTTCCGCAGCTGCAAAAGTATGCTGCTGCGCTCAAGGATATTGGCAAAGCTAAAGTCCCGTCTGTTCAGCAGCCAAAAGTTGATGTTCAACAACCAACGCCTCTTGAGACGCAAGATACTGGCGCTCTCAACAGTGTTACATCGGCTCTTGACAGCGGAGATCTTGAACGCGCCGAAAGTGGTTTTCAGAGAATCAGAGAAATTGCGGCGAGCATTGGCGAAGTTGTGCGTGGCGCGTTTAGCATTATGCGAGATGATATATTGAAAGCCGGAGACGCGTTATCACGGCTTGGGAGTTCCGCGCACAAAGCCAAATCTGGCGTAGATGGTGTTTCGCGAAGTGTTAATGGGCTGTCAAAGGAAGCGAAGAAAAGCAAATCTCCGCTTGAAAACTTTGTGAGTTCGCTGAAGCGAATTGCATATTACCGCATCATCAGAAGCATTATCAAGGCGATTACCACGGCTTTTAAAGAAGGGCTTGAAGCGGCGTATAAGTTTAGCTCCGGCATTGATGGCGAGGGTAGTCGTTTTGCTTCGGCGCTTGACCGCATGAAGACGGCAACGAACCAAATGAAAGGCCAATTGGGCGCGGCGTTTATTAGCCTCCTTGCAGCCATTGAACCTGTTTTGATCGCGATCATCAATTTGGTTATCAAGGTAGCGGATGCTATATCTCAACTTTTGGCGGCTTTTACTGGTAAAACATATCTCAAAGCAAACGCCACAGCAACCAAATTCGCTGACACGATGGAACGGGGCGGCGGCGCGGCAAAAGAGTGGAAAAACCAGCTTCTTGGCTTCGATGAAATCAACCGCTTGAACGAGCCGTCTGGAGGCGGCGGCGGCGGTGGAAGTGACGATAGTGGTTATTCTTTTGAAGAAACCCCTATAGACGAGTTTTGGCTTGGCGTAAAAGACAAGCTTGCACCGATCTTTTCGGATATAGAGGGCATGTTCCGTGGCCTTAAAGAGTTTATTACTGGCGTTTTTACTGGCGATTGGGAGCTGGCGTTTACTGGGCTTGGCAATGTAATCGAGAATTTTGGATCTCTTGTTGGTCATGTTATCGACTTGGTAGTGGGCGCTTTTGATGGGCTGTCTGGTAAAGTCATCGAAAGGGTCGGCGGGTTGTTTGACTTCTTATCAGAGAAGACGGGCATAGATCTCACCAGCATAAAGGAAGAGGTTCTTCTCGACTTGAATGTAATAAGGTTCACTGTTGAGGCGGTTGCAATCCAACTCGAATATGTTGTCGGATACTTGTGCAAAGCCGTGTCTTATGCGCTTAAGGGCGATTGGGACAATGCTTGGTTATATGCCAAGAAAGCTGTTTCTGCCGCATCAGTTAATATTACTCACGATGTTGTCGATATGGCGCATGAAGTCACCGACAACATGATGGAGGGCGGCGATGCGTCCAGCGATTTTGCAAGCAAATTTAAAGAAAACATGGAAACCACCAGAACGCAGGTTGAAGAAACCAACAGGGTACAAATTAATGGCAGCGTCATTTTTAGCGGGGCAGTTTATTGGCTGCAAAAACTGGTCGAATGGTGTCAAAAAGCACACGCATGGCTGCAAGATGTGTTGGACGGAATCGGGCTTGTTGCCGATCTTGATTCTATTGGCGCTGCGCTCCCCGGCGTGGACAAACTCGCAGCAAGAGCAGCAAAAGCCAAAGGCGGCGAATATGCGTCTGGAGGTTTCCCGGAAGAAGGGCAATTATTCATTGCGCGAGAGGCTGGCGCAGAGATGGTCGGCACTATCGGAGGCCGCACGGCTGTGGCAAACAACGATCAGATTGTCGATGGCATCCGTCAAGGCGTTTATGACGCTGTGATGGCGGCAAACGGCAACGGCAATAATGATGTGTCCGTGAGGGTATTCCTCGACAGCAAGGAAATCAGAGCTGGTCAGCAAAGGCTGAACCGCGCATGGGGGGTGTGATGATTGACAGTTGAGATTTACAATTCGGCAACTTCTCAATGGTTCGACATCACGCCCTGGATTGCGTGGCAAGGACTTACTTTCTCCCGGAACGATGTCGATGCTCCCGATGCGGGGCGCGATATGAGCGGATATATGCACAGGGGCAGAGTGGCAAGCAAAGAGAAGATGAATGTGCAGACGATTCAGCTTACGCGCACACAGAGTTCCTTTTTGCAGACTCTTCTGTTCCCGGAAACGATCCAAGTGCGTGTCACGCCTTATCCAAGAACGAACGAAACGCAAGTGTTCTCGATGTACTGCAACAATGTGAAGACAACCTATGTCATCCACCGCGAGAACGGCGAGGATCTGCAAAGCCTGTCCTTCCCGCTGATTGAGAATTGAGGTGGGCAGATGCAAAATGTATCTCCCACCTATGAGCGCCTTGCCAAGTCTGCAAACAAGCGGTATGAGACGAAACTTGTCATTGACGATGTAGGTAAATTCGGCGAGGATCAACTGTTTTCCATCAGCACAAGCATTGAGATGTTTCACGGGCAACCCGACATAGGGTCTGCTGTTTCTGCGGAGATCAATGTGGCGATGGATATGCCGTCTGCCGAAATACCGCGCATGGCTTGCTTGAGGCCGTATGTACGAATTGCTGGCACAGCGCCTAAATCATCTGCTGTGACCATCACAGCAAGCAACCCGGCGCTTGGGCTTTTCCAACGGATGGTTTACGACTCCGCGAACATGGCTGACAGCATTACGCAGTTAGCATCGGCGTTCCCGTCAAGCGATGCGGAAACATACACGCTTTATTCTCCGTATGCGAGTTATAGCAATGGCAAGATTACATTCGCCCCCGAAAGCGGCGCGACTATTGTCAATGGCGTTTTGACTTTTCCTGTTGATTCAACGGAAGAACTGACGAGCGAGTGGATTCCACAAGGCGTTTTCTATGTTGATACACGGGAAGTGACCGCTAACAACAACGGGCTGAACATCTTGTCGTTGCACGGCTATGACGCGATGTTGAAAGCGGAACAGGAGTATTCAAGCAATGCAACTGTGAGCGATGCTCCCGACACGGAGTATGTACAAGCTATTGCAGACGCTATCGGCGTAGAAGTTGATAGCCGAACTTGGGATATCATGCGCGGATATACCATCCCGTTCCCGCTTGGATACTCTATGCGAGAAGTGCTTGGGTTCATCGCGTCTGCCTATATCGGTAGCTTTGTTATGACGGACGAGGGAAAGCTGAGACTTGTGTCTTTGCTTGGCTTGCCGGAGCGCCCAACTGAAAGCTTGTTGGGAGACGAATACGGCGATGCGATTGTATTCGGCAATGACGCGATACTCGTTTAAGGTGGTGGAACATGAGCGACTTAATTGAACTCGGTAGCAAAGTGACTACTGTCGATGTTTCACCCGCATTTGACGCATACTCAAAAGTCATCATCCATATTTCCGATGATACGCAAGTTGTAGCGGGAAACGATAGTGGGAGAACGCTTGAAATAGACAATCCGTTTGGCAATCAAGCGATGGCTGACCAGATGCTTGCGAGTTTGAACGGATTCCAATATTCTCCTTATGTCGCAAACGGCGCTCTGCTTGACCCCGCCGCCGAAATCGGCGATGCGCTGAACACGGAAACTTCCTACGGCGGCATTTACACGCGAAGCCGCAATTTCGGACGGTTGATGAAGGCCGATGTATCTGCGCCAACGGATGAGGAAATCGACCACGAATACAAATTCGAAAGCCCGTCTGAGCGGAAGTTTAAACGGACTGTTGGCGAAGTTAAGGCAAGTATACTGCTGACCAACGAACGCATTGACCTTGAAGTGTCAGAGCGCAAGGCGCAAGGCGATGAATTGTCATCCCAACTGTCGCTGACCGCGAGTGCGATAACTGCGGAAGTGCAGAGGGCTACACAGGCAGAGGGCAGTTTGTCTGCAAGCCTGTCTTTACAAGCAGACCAAATCTCGGCAAAGGTATCTGCAAGCGGCGGCAACAACTCGTCTTTCGGTTGGTCGCTCAACAGCAACTCTCATAGTTGGTATGCGGGCAACACCGAAGTCATGCGGGTATCGGCAAGCGGCTTAATGGTAAAAGGCGAAGTCCAAGCGACAAGCGGCAAAATCGGCGGCTTTACAATCGGTGCAAGCGCGATATACAACAATCTCACGCAGTTTGGCGGCACACAAACGAACGGCGTGTATGTCGGTACGGACGGGCTACAGTTGGGTCAAAACTTTAAGGTCGATACAAGCGGCAGCGTAACAGCGTCAAGCTTAAAGCTCAAGGGGATGATTACTTTCCTTAACGCTGACGGCACAAGCGCGGGTACATTGTCTGCGGCAGATTTGAGGACGGGCGCTTATCAAGCCGCGACTAACTATGCCGGATGGAACGAATCTCTCCCAGGCGGCTATGTTTATGGCGGCGCGAGTGGCGGTTATAGTTGGAATAACACTCAAAATCGCGGGACTTCCCCGATGCCGAATGTTTATCTGAGGAACTGTTCATGCACCGCGCTTCTGTGTTCATCGTTTTATCTCGGAAATTACCAAGGCTTTTGGCAAACCGTTGAGATTGGCGGCGTGACAAAGACCATCTTGGTTGCTAACTAAGGAGATATATATGGTTTCACTTTTAAAAATAAAAGCGGCGTCTTATGACCTCGGCATTGATATAACCCACGCAGAAAAGGCAATCGTTGAACTGCGCGACTTTCTTGATGTTCTCGATGGCGTATCTGTCAAAGGCCGCGAAAGCGTTGACACTCTGCTCGGTTGCATGATGGCGGTCGAAGCAATCATAGGAGAAAACGAAAATGGCTGATGTTTCTAAAATTGGCGCAAACGGCATCGAATACGATGTTTGTGACACAGCGGCGCGGCTCGGCGTTCAGACGGCAAACACCAACATCGCTAGTCTGCGCGGTGACCTGACCGATGATGAAGCTGACATTGCTGATTTGCAGAGCGCCATGACCACGGCGCAAGGTGATATCTCGGCGTTACAGAGCGCCGACACAAGCCTACAAACGCAGATTGACGCGCTGAAAAGCACAAGCGCAAGCGGGTACTGCAAATACGCAGATGGCACGATGATTCAATGGGGAACGGCAACGGTAGCAATGCCGACCATGACCCAAATCGCGGCGAGTGGTGTATACTATGCGCTTGTTACGCTGACATTACCTCAATCGTTTGTGAATACTGCCTTTAGCGTTAATGGCAACTCCAAATACTCAACAGGATACCAAGTTCCTTTTGGTGGAATTCCCGCATCGGCAAATAGCGCGAATGTCCATATCTATGACTTCTATGAGAGAGCATCGGGCAATGTTGTTCTTCGCTATACTGCTGTGGGGAGGTGGAAATAATGGCAAATAAACAGATTTCGCAGCTCCCCGCCGCAAGCGAGTTGCAGAACAGCGACTTACTTGTTGCAGAGCAAAACGGCGTTGCCAAGTCTGTAACGGGTACGGTGCTGTTGGCAATGCTTGACGGACATGGCGGCATTGCAAGCACAAGCTACACCGCTCCTGTCGCGCCGTCTTTGCAAGGCACTCTGACCCTAACATTTACTGATGGAACTTCGGCAAGCATCCCCATCTATAACGGCGCACAGGGCGTACAGGGCGCACGGGGCGAACAGGGTGAACGCGGCGCAGCATTTACCTATGAAGACTTCACCCCCGAACAGATTGAAGCGTTGAGGGGCGAACAGGGCGTTCAAGGCGAAACGGGCAACCCCGGCTATGCCCATATCAAATGGTCATCTGTCGAACCGACCTCTGACGCTGACATGAGCGACACGCCGGACGCTTGGATGGGCATTTATAGCGGCTCGTCCTCGACCGCGCCCACGGCTTATACGGCGTATGCGTGGTATGAAATCAAGGGCGATACTGGCGCTGACGGCGATCCTGGCGAAAGAGGGTCATGGATTTGGCAATCCAACGCCGATGTACACGGGAGCGGGAGCAACCAGTATTTTTATGAGTCTGAGATTTACGCACCAACGCCTGGGACGGATGCCGTTGTCATGCGCGGAGATATGGTCATCTATGGTGACACATATTGGTTTTTCACGGGAGAGAAAGATACCACCGACAATACCAAATATTATGTCGGCGTTGGGCATAGCCTCAACTCTGCGGCGATTCCCCCCTCTGGCACTCAAGGTCAGCGGCTCACTAAGCTGTCTGACAACGATTACGATGCCGGTTGGGCAGACCCCGATGTGTATTACGCCATCTATGGCACTACTGGGTTTCAGAACATCTCCAACGCAAGTGATGATGGGCAGATTGTTATTTTAAAACGCGAGAGCAATGTCGGCAGCGAGTACACGGAAAACACCTATTATCTGCAAGGGCTTTTCAAGCGGTTTAGCTTGGGTGAACTCCCGGTTCTGAACAGGGGCATTGCTGTGTTCTCACATACCGAATCAGACGGCACTATCTATGTTGCAACTGCAACTTGGAATTTTGGCAGTTTAGATACCACATGGACGCACACTACCGTTTCCCCCGGCGGCGGCTCGTCTGACTACACCGACCTCTCAAACAAGCCGTCTATCAATAGCGTGACCTTGAGCGGAAACAAAACGGCGGCTGATTTAAGCCTTGCGTCTGCGGCTGATGTCGCGGCGAAATACACGAAACCATCCGGCGGCATCCCGGCGACCGACCTTGCGTCTGCTGTGCAGACTTCTCTCGGCCTTGCAGATTCTGCCTTGCAGAGCGTTCCCAACACATACAGAACGGCGGCGGCACAGGACGCGATTGATGCCTCCAAAGAGGATAAAATCACCGAAGTGACTGTCAGCACCGCTGGCGCTGTGACACAGGCATTGGACGCGGGTAAAATCTATCACTTCACCGGGGCGCTGACCTCGCTTACCATCACGCTCAATTCGGCGGCATC